AATACATACTGTCACGAGTTAATCATTAACAAGCACACTAGGGTGATCTATAGCCCTGATAAACCACTGGCATGTGGTGCTAAGGTGTGGATAGAAACTACTGAAGATGTGGAGTGCAAACAATGACAGATAAAATGAAAGCACTACTAAGGGCTATTGTTAAACAACACATTGACCCCAAATGGGACGATGACTCGATTGACGACAACTCTATGGTGTGGATACCGAGAGAATTATTGGAAGAAGCAGAGGCACTAACAGAAACACACAAAGAATAGGAGTATATAAAATGAATATGAAGACAACTGAGCATTGTGAAAAGTGTGATGGTACAGACCTATGGCAGGGCTTTGATGTTATGATACCCTTAGAGAAACTACACGATGGCACACTAGATGAGGATGATTATTCCGATGGTACTTATAATGATTATGTATGGTGTAATGATTGTGATGATGAGTGTATGAGTACTTATGAGAAGGAAATACCATGCGAAGAGTAAAGAAGTGGGGTATAAAGATAGATGGACAGTGGCTAGTAACCTCTGATTCAGAAGAAACAAACGCAATGTCGAATGCTATATACTTTAAGCGTAGTGCTGCTATAAAGGATGTCGATGATTTTAATTCAATGCGTACTAGGGGCGACAACCCCTATACTGTAGAGGAGTATAAGAAATGAAAGAAAGAATACTACAGGTACTAGCAGATATAGATGCAAATAAATTGCTCGATTTGATTGAGGATGACATTTCTGCTATATCTACCCTAGCTACTGATACTGAGATAACTAGACAATTCGAGACAATCCAAGTAGAACTCGAACGTAATCTTAAGGCATACCTTAGAGATATGTTTGATAGGTTCTACTTAGAATCAGGAGAACAACATGCCTGATATACAATCTATAGATGAACATGATATACGGGATATAATAGAACAAACCTGTCAATTTGACATAAAGGATCATGGCATAGGCTACTATGAAGCCGGGGATGGAAAATATAATGATATTTCTATGCAAATGACCTTGACACCTCAAGATATTATAGTACAATACACGATAGATAAAGAGAGTTTGATCTATACAATGATTATTGGAACCTATTATGAAGTGTGCGCTGGAATAGATTATGAATGTGAATACACAGCTGAACTAACCCACATCGAATACAATCGTAGGGTGTCAGGATTTGATGCTACCTATGAGGTCGATGGAGTATGAGAATGTTATACTGGAGTAGACTGTATGTAATATTTGGAAAGGCTGCATTAATAACAGCCATATGTTAATGATACTTGAAGGCACCGTCGTAAAAGGAATGGGAATTGCACGACAAATAGGCTTTCCCACTGTAAACATAACAAACGACAACGGTATTGAACCTAACTTATATGCGATACACCATGAAGAACATGGTTACGGATCAGCTTTTGTTATGAATGACTACGCAGAAGTACACTTTTTGAATGAGCCGGGAGACATTGAAGAAATATTATCTTGCGAAATACTAAAAGGGCTGTTTAAAGAAGACACGGTGCTCCCGACAGGGACACTGATACACGTACTATACGATGGTATTATGAAAGAGAGAAAAAAGAAGGAGTAAATATGGATATTCATATATCGAATACATGTTTAGAAACCATGCAGAAGTTAGGTATGATCAGTGACTACACAGACGACGGATTCGTCTTACACAAAGATGCAGGTTGGCAACCAGCAGGTGACGTTATTGAATACTATTTAGGCATGGAGGAATATGAGCTCGAAAAAGCGAAAGAAACGGTACGATGCTCCATCGAAAGAAGAGCGGACGAAACCGAAGAAAAAGCCCAAGCGTTTACACAAAAGTAAACTAAAGGATGATCTCAAACGTTGGGATCAAACTAATTGGGAGAAATACAGTGATGAACTATAAGGAGATTATATGTCACACGAAATGTATGAAAATGACCACGCAGTATATGTTGGTAAGGCTGCATGGCACGGACTGGGAACAGTCATAGAAAACGCACCAACAATAGCAGAAGCATTAGAACTATCTAAGATGGACTTTGATGTCCGACTCAGTGAACCCATCGTTGCTAAGTATGCTGGTGATAATAACTGGGGTTTGAATGAAACTAAACCCAGTAAATTCCATGCTACAATACGAACCGATACTGAAGAAGTATTAGGTGTAGTTAATAAGAACTACAAGATTGTACAGAACAGTGAACTGTTTGATATTGCTGGCTCAGTGCCGGGATTACAAGTTGAAACAGCGGGTACTCTATTCAATGGAGCACAATCATATGTCCTGATGAAGGATGATGAGTGGGCTGTCAATGGTAACGATGTAATGCATGAATATCTCTGCCTTATGAACAGCCACAATGGTACACTAAGCCTATCGGCTTTACCTACCTCAATCAGGGTTGTATGTTGCAACACATTGAGCTGGGCTATCAGTGAGGGCTCACAGCGTATGATTAAACTGAAGCACACAGGTGACATCGATGCTAAGATCCTCAGTCTTAAAGAAGCACTCGATGAATGGAAAGAACACAAAGCTGCATTCCGAGGTGCTGTTCAGCAACTGGGACGTAAGCGATGGACTGCTGAAGAGATTCAAACCTTCTGGCTAGAATGCTATCAAATGTTTGAAGGTGAAGTGCCAAGAACACGGACATCTTATACACAAGAAGAACATAACTCTCGAAAGAAAGCCATGACTACTATACAAGGCTTTACTGAGACCTTTGATAAAGAGGTAAGGGAGTTTGGAGGAGACAGTGCATGGCTTGCTGCTAACGCAGTAACCAACTGGCTGCAACACAAGAAGCGTAGAACAATCGAAGCTACCATCTCTAATAAACTTATTGGTGATGCTAGTAGAGACTCTACTCGTGTGATGCGAAAGGCACTGACGCTAGTATAATCAGATGACACAGTGTCGTATGGTTACTCATAAGAACAACAGCATTTACTGTGCTGCTATACTAGCACCCGTGTTGTGGCGGTTCACCTATAGGCATTGCTCTTGTTTGATCGCAAGAAGTCAAGCCTTAGTGATAACGAGACACTCCAGGTTAATGCTCCTGTAAAAAAGCTTCCACTTTACTGACGGTCGTGTGGCTAAAGGGCAGTCCGAGTGATAGGCGTAACCTATCTACAATCTAACGGAGGAGCACACCTGAGTGCCTTAGTGTGGGGTCAACAAGCCCCAACACTCCGACAATCTAAGGGGGGTAGTAGGCAAATCTAGTGCACGAAATCTGGATAATATGTGGAGAGCCAGGCGCTACTACTCCCCGACAATTTAAGTGTAGAACCACGGCCTAGACGGGTTTAAGAGATTTGGACTTGCATAATCACGCAGTCAAGGCATCTCTACTACACAAGTTACCTTTCCTTTTAGCCCAAGTCGGTCAGCATTTGCTTCGGCATCTATCTTAACGGGGTCCTGTACTGGTTAACTTCGACACTGTGAATCGACCGCAATCGAAGAGGTAACACAATCTATGAGGTACTCGTGACGGTTAGGAATTCGTAGTGTACAAAGAGCCGTTCGGACAGATAAAGACACCCGTATAGTATCATGGGTATCTCTAATACAAAGGGGAGTAGTCAGTAAGCCTTGGTAACCGAAGCAGGATAATACTGAAGGTACTGCACTGAACTACTCCCTGATAATCTAAGGAGACATACATGCCTAGAGATGTAAGAAAAGATGGACGATTCCTTAAAGAGGATGGAGATATAAAGAAACTTAAGAATGATCCGCATAATCCTAAGAATCTATTAAAGAGAAAAAATAGGATAGATGGACACAGCCAAGACGGTATAAAGAACTGGAAACCTACTGCATGGAATGATAGTGGTGGGGGTAAAGGTGATGGGTTTAGACCTATAAGTATACCAAAGGAAGTATACGGATATCGATATGATTTAGCTACAGGTAGAATAACTAAAGAGGAGTTCGATAAACTTATGAAGGAATATAATTCTTGAAGTGGGCACTAGAAACCGAAAATGCTAGACAACTAAGGCGTAAAGCCCAAGTTGATTACGAAAACAATATGCTAATGTATAGTCGTTCGAAGTACTGGGACGACTATAATAGAGCACCGGATGAAGGTGTTCCGGAACAGGAGTTATTGGACTCCAGTGTAAAAGAACTAAGAGAAACTTTTCAAGAGTGGATCGATAACATAGTACAGGCAAGAAAGACGCCACAATGGCTACCGCCTTTACTAGAACTAGGTGCCGCCAAAATAGCAGATATCACTATACGTGCTGTTATGAGATGTTGGTTTACAAGCGGATTCTGGGGACATCAGTTAGAGGAAGACCTACATACACCACCACTAGCACAAAAGGTGGCTAGTATAATAGCCCAAGATACTATTGATATAATAGACTATCAACGTGCGCGTACAGACAATAGAGAGGATTGGTTACGACAATCCAAGTTCATTAAGAACTGGACAACCAAAAGATGTAAGGCTTTCGCTAAAAAGATGGGTTATAATAACAAGCTTACTGTTAAGCAGAAGCATGACTTCGGGCATAACATGTTACGGATAGCCGCAACCAGTAATATTATAGAAATGGAATATAGGGCGATCAGACGAGGCAGGACGTTACGTAGGTACTCCTTCGTTGAGTTTCACCCTGAGGTATTAAAGGAACTACACAAGAGACATGAGCTATTACAAGCAAGCTCTCTTGTCTATCGTCCAATGCTAGTACCTCCCGTACTGCACACAGAAGCAGCAAGCGGTGGTTATCTACAATATAGGATGAGAAAGCCCGTAGTACAGCGATATAAGTCCAACTACTTTGGAGAAGAACCTGCACAGCAGAAGTATTCAGAGCCCGGACAGCTAGTATTAAATGGGGTTAACTCACTGATGCTAACAGAATGGAGTATCAACGATAAGGTGATGGAAGTCATGACTACCATGTTTGAAAACAACAGTGGTCGGGCTAACCTCCCTTATTATTCCTTCGCTGAGTTTATGTATAATGAGGAGTATCCTAAAGATGGGGATAAAGTAGAGAAGGCAATATGGTGTCAACGTAGACAAGAAGCTTGGTCTGATTGGTACAAACAGGAGCAATCCCGTAGCCGTATGCTGATACGATTAGAGCTAGCTAAGACTATGAAAAAGTGGGGCTATTTCTATCAGGTATATACCCTAGACTTCCGCGGCAGAGCCTATACTATCTGTGAACTGCTCAGTTGTCAGTCATCTGATCTGGATCGAGGGCTTATACAGTTCGCCAACGGTGTTAAATTAACAGCCGACGGTAGACGCTGGCAGAAAATAAACATATCCAATCTATTCGATGTAGATAAGGTGTCGCTCACAGACAGGGTTAAATGGACTACTGATAACGA